TCATTTGCAAAAAGGACTGCATCTAAGTGTCCAGAGAAACAACGATTGATTATGTATGGTGGATAATCTTTCTCAATCGAAGGGTCTTCATCTATTAAATTTTTCTTTGTTTGGTTAATTGAATTTAACCAATCTTTTAATTCCATTACAATACCTCAAGAATAATTCCATTACTACGTTCCATATTACCAATCAATCCACAAGGATAAGCATTAAATGATAGTGAATACCTATTGTGTTCTTTTATTGTATGTGAGTCAACACTATGAACTAATGTTGATGGGAATACTATCAAGTCACCTGCAACAGTTGGTTGTTTATGAATTACAAGATTATCACTATCCTCTTCATAGATTAATTTAATTATATTAGATGTATTAGCTGGATATTGAAGATTATTATTACTTCCTGTCCAAAAATTATCCATACTGAACCAAGTATGTGCATTTGAATCTGTAAGATATAAAATTGCACTCATAAATGAATTTGGATGAGAATGAGTCCAATGCCATTGATTTTCACTTGCAACATTTCCCCAAGATGAAGTAATTTCAATTCTATCACATCTAAAATTCATCTCATCTTTAACTTTGTTCAAACACTCTCGAACCCATTTATGTATTTCAGAGTATTTTGGATCTTTATTAAGTCTTGTATTATCAGTTTGAAGAACTTTCCATTCTTCTCTCCCATCATCTCTAATCTTTTCTTCTTTCAAAGTTGTCAAAGTTTCTTCAAGCAACTTTGATTTACATTTGAAATTAAATATTCTTTGAGGTAAGATTTTTACTGTTTTCATTTGTTACATTATCAAAATAGTTTTCACAAGAGCAAACAAGATTACGATCTCCGTAAACATTGTCAATTCGTGATATCGCTGGCCAAAACTTATTAGTTTGGTTGGCAGGATATGCTGCCTCTTCACGACTATAATTATACTCCCATTTGTCCGAACTTACAACCCTTGCAGTGTGAGGTGAGTTTTTCAAGATATCTTTATTCTTATCAATCTCTCTGCGAATACTTACCATAGCTGCACCAAATCTTTCAAGTTCTTCTAATGATTCACTTTCAGTTGGTTCAACCATTACTGTTCCTGTAACTGGCCAAGATAATGTCGGTGCGTGAAAACCATAATCCATTAATCTCTTTGCTACATCTTCAGCACTAATACCATCAAAATATCGAACATCAAATATACATTCGTGTGCGACTCTTCCATTATTACCTTTGTATAATACTTTGAAGAATGGTTCAATACGATGTACTAACCAGTTAGCAGTAAGTAAAGATATTTCACTTGCCTTTCTTAATCCATCAGCACCCATCATACGAATATACATCCAACTGATTGGAAGTATACTTGCACTACCTTGAATTGCTGCGGATACTCTGTGATTCATAAAAGGAACAAGATGTTCTGCAACACCAATCGGACCAACACCAGGACCGCCACCACCGTGAGGAATACAAAATGTTTTATGTAAATTCATATGGCATACATCAATACCATATTCACAAGGTTTTGCTAATCCAACTTGAGCATTTAAATTTGCACCATCAAGATAAACCTGTCCTCCATTTTCGTGAACGATTCTACAGATGTCTTTGATAGTTGGTTCAAATACACCGTGAGTTGATGGGTATGTAATCATAATACAAGACAACTCAAAGGTATTCATTATTGCTTGCTTTTCTAAATCTTTCAAATCTATGTTACCTTCATTATCACATTTAACAGGAACAATCTTCATACCTGCCATAACTGCACTAGCAGGATTTGTTCCGTGTGCACTTGTAGGTATTAAACATACATTTCTTTTTGTATCACCATTACTTCTGTGATATTCTTGTATTGCAAGTAGACCTGCATACTCTCCTTGTGAACCTGCGTTTGGTTGTAATGATACTTCTTCAAATCCAGTGATATCACATAACCATTCTTGCAAATCAAACATAATTCTTTGATATCCAAGAGTTTGATTTTCTGGAGCGAATGGATGCATATTTGCAAACTCATTCCAACTTACAGGCATCAACTCTGATGCTGCATTAAGTTTCATAGTACAACTTCCAAGTGGCATCATACCATTGACTAATGAAAAATCTTTAGATACTAACTCATTAATATATCTCATCATATTGGTTTCACTTTGATACTTATTAAAAACATCTTGTCTTAACCAAGGTTGTGTTCTTTCTGGAACATACTTCCATTTGTATCTACCAACTGCTTCAACAATATGATCAATCGTATCATTTTTATTCACTAAATCTTGTTGTGAATTAATTAGAGTTTGTATCTCTTCAAGAGTGGTAAGTTCATCTAAAGTAATGATAGTATGGTCATCTTCATAACGAACATTATATCCTTCAACTGCAAGAAAACTTTTAAATCTGATTGTGTCAAAACCTTCCGTATCATCAACTTCAATACCCAACCAAGTTAATCCTTTTTTTAATATTTCACGATAAGTCAGAATACGAGTTGCAATTCTTTTGAGACCTTCTGCTCCATGATATGCAGCATAAAATCCTGCCATATTTGCAAGTAAAGCTTGTGCAGTACATATATTAGATGTTGCCTTATCTCGTCTTATATGCTGTTCTCTAGTCTGTAGTGCTAATCGTAGTGCTTTGTTACCTTGAGCGTCTACAGACTGTCCAACTATCCTACCAGGTATTTTTCTTTTATATTTGTCTGTTGTTGCAAAGAATGATGCGTGTGGTCCGCCAAATCCCATTGGCACACCAAATCTTTGCATACTACCTACTGCAATATCAAATCCCATCTCTCCTACAGGTTGCATTAAGACCTGTGCCATTGGATCAACGATAGCAATCTTCATACATTTACAAACTTCTGCTAATCTCAATAATCCACTTCGATGTCTTAAATTACCATGACTATTTGGTAATTGTACAATAACTCCAAAAGCATCAGTAAAAAAAGCGATTGGTATAGATGCATCAAAATCAATTTTAATTATATTGATACCTAATGGTCTTGCTCTCGTCTGTAATACTTCTAATGTTTGTGGGAATAATTTATCATCAACTATAAAATCTTTTTTCTTACTTTGACTATGTGCAAGTAACATTGCCTCTGCAGCTGCAGTTCCTTCATCTAATAAAGATGCATTTGCAACTGGGAGTCCAGTGAGTTCTGTGATTAATGTTTGATAATTAAATAATGCTTCTAATCTACCCTGTGATATTTCTGCCTGATAAGGTGTGTAAGATGTATACCAAGCAGGATTCTCAAATACATTTCTTTGTATTACTGGTGGTGTAATAGTGCCATAATATCCTTGACCTATCAAACTTCTCTTAACAACATTATGACTTGCAATATCTTTTAATTCTGTAAGTGCCTGTTGTTCACTACAACCCTCTGGTAATTTACTATCACCACGAAGTAAGATTGAATCTGGCACAATCTCTCTGACTAATTCATCTATAGTTGATAGACCAAGATCAACAAGCATTTTGCGTTGTTCTGATTCTGAAGGTCCGATATGACGTTGAATAAATTCTGACATACTATCCGCTAATCATTTCCTCATCCATAGTTTTATTACGAATGATGATTGTATTACTATCATAGTCAGGATAAAATTCTATGATGTCATCGTTATCCCAACACATCTCTTCATAGAGCATATTAAGTTTTTTTATGTCCTGAAACATGTCTGATGGTCTTTCGTCCATTTAAAAAATTCCTAGTTTGTAATTAAAAAGAAGTAATTCCTTTCTTGTTTTTTGATTTCTCATATACTCTCCTACAGAACGCATTGTATATGTTAAATCAAATTCAGCAACATTCCAATTTGTAAATCTATCTTTTACTAACTGGTCTGAATTGTAACTTATAAGCATCTCTGAATTATATATTTCACAATTTTTTGCAAAGTCATCGTGGTCAAACTTTTTATGCATAGAACCCTTTTTACCATACAAATTATCCTTGATATCGTATGGTGGATCAAGATATACAAAAGTTTTTTCTTTATCTCCTAACAAATGTTTATAGTCTACATTTGTAATGTACCAATCTTTAATTAACTTACTATAAACAGGTAACTTATCAATACCTCTCATTGAGAAGTTAGCGTCACTCGCTTGTTCTGAAAATGATGATGATTCTGTAAGACCACTAAAAGAACATTTGTTTATAATGTAGAAACAAACAGCACGGTCTTTATCTGTAACATCTAAGTCATATAATTTTTCTTTTGCATCTTCAAATAATCCTCTTGCAGAACCACGATCAGGAAATCTTGATTTTAATTGCTGTAATTCTTCATGTACATAATCTCCGTTAACCTGTAACTGTAACCAAAAATTGTATAATGGTTCATACAAATCATTAACGACTATTTTTAATTTTGGATATTTCTTTGTAATATGTAATGCTACACTACCACCACCTATGAACGGTTCATAGTATACATCATAATATCTAAGGTCTGGAAAAAATGGTTCCATTTTTTTGCAAGCACGAGACTTGCCACCAGGATAACGAAGTGGTGTTTTAAAAGATTTGAGAGACATTAATCACTCATTGGCATATAGGGTGATCTATTTCTACCTTTGTTTAATTCATCCCATTCCATTTTAATTTCAATTAATTCAGTAAGGTCTTTTACAGAGTTAGACATTGATTGATAACCTGCACCAACAAAGATTTGTCCAGCCATTACAGCAAAAGTGCAAGCACCCCAGAACAAATAATATTGATATGATTTGATTTGTGCCTTAGTTTTAGCGAAAGTTGATTTAGTCATAATAAATTTATTATAGCATAATTAAGTGTAAAGTCAATTATTCAAAAGGTAAGTGTGGTCTTTTAAATTTTATTCTAAACTTTCTTAAAAATCTATCAAGTGCAAAGTCTCCTCCACCATAACATAAAACACAAAATGCTCCACCAAAATATAATATTAGAAGTTCGAGTAAGTAAATATTAAAACCTGATGTTGCAACTGCGTGATATATTGCAACTGATATTGTTCCAACAATAGATAATGCACCAAGTCTTGTAAGCAATCCAAAGATTATTAACCAACTACCATATATTTCAGAGTAGGCAGCGATGTAAGATAAGAATATTGGGAATGGTAATCCAAGAGGTCTTACAAAAGCATTTGCAAAATTTTCTATATCTGCTGTTTTTTCATATCCGTGATGTATCAACATAGTTCCTATTGATAATCTTAAAATTAATAATCCAAAAGATTTAATCATTTAAATTCACACTCCACCATAATTTCTGTTAACGCTGCCAAAAGATTAATTTCTTGATCTGCGACGAACGCAATTTGATACTGATATTTTGCAATAATAAGGACAGCAGCAGGTATACTGCGATGCTCCAAGGAATCATATAAGCTATCGTAAATACGACGCAATAACATAGAAGTGTCGTTGTCCAAGTTGGCAACAACCCACTTACGAACTTCCGAAAAGTTTTTTTGTTTGAGATTTTTAATGAGATCATTTACTGCAACATCAGAGAATACTGCTAATATACCACTATCTATTTTTCCACTAACTGAATATCTTTGACACTCATTTAACACTCTTCTCCAATCTGGAAAATGTTGATTTATTAATTGTGCTACAACTTTCTTATCTGTATCAATCTTTTCCTGTTCAAGAATATTAGTTAATCTTGAAAAGAATTGTGTTGCTATTGTTGGTTTGTCTTTTTTATTAATCGAGAAATCAACAACAGTACACCTACTATGTAAAGGGTCGATAATTTTGTTTTTGTAGTTACACGTAAAGATAAACCTGCAGTTTTTGGAGAACTCCTCAATAGACGCTCTGAGAAGGAGCTGTACATCGGAAGTGGTATTGTCTGCTTCGTCAATGATGATGACTTTATGTTTCGACTCGCTTGTAAGAGAGACGGTAGATGCGAAGTTTTTTGCGTTCGTCCTAACCGTGTCAAGAAAACGTCCTTCATCCGATCCATTAATGACATAATAATCTGCTCCTAATTGATTGCATAATGCTTTTGCTACTGTGGTCTTACCAATACCTGGTGGACCTGACAATAACATATTTGGTATTTCACCTGCAACTAAAAAATCCTGAAAGGTTTTCTTAATACTATCAGGAAGAATACATTCATCAATTGTCTTGGGTCTATATTTTTCAACCCATATAAAATCACTCATTACTTAAAACCTTTTGATTTTGGTTTTGGTTTATCAATAACGTGAACAACTGTTCCTTCAAACCAAGGTGAGTTACAATTATTCCACCAATATTCTTGAACCTCATCCCAAGATTCTACCACAAAAGATTTGTTTTGACAAACTATTCGATAATGATGACGATCATAAGGTATATCAGAAGTTTGAGAAAAATATCTTGGGTCTTCTTTAGCAATTAACTCTGTCATTTTCTTTTGCCCTCCATTCTTTTCTCATTTTAACATAAACATCGCTTTTTGCAACAATGTCACGAACTTTTTTAAATACTCTTGCAGACTCAGCATATTTACTTGATAGGTTATCTTCTTCTTGAGGTAATACTTCTTTAGTTCCTTTTTTGTATTTTCTACCAGAGTTGTGATTAGCATATCTTCTAGCACGAGTAAATCCCATTTCTAAAAATTTACGACACATATCCATACCAATAAAGTCTCCTTCGTCACGATAATCTAGATACATTGCAAATATTTTATTAGAAGATATTATTGCTTCTCTAGGAGTTTTGAATCTCCAATGATTACAAATAATGTTAGTATAAGGGCGAACCAGTAGAACTCCTTGCTCTCCCCTTCCAATACGATAAAGTTCACGAGTTTCCGTATCTGTAAAATTAAGTTTTTTGTAATCGAGGTCATAGTCAAATTCTTTCATAGCCAATTTGGTTTTTTGGATGGGTCACGTAAATAATTAGATGCAGCCCAAGGTTTGGACGATATATAACGTTTGTAAGCAGTAAGAGTGTCAATGCTTGTGTCATATTTAAACTCATCGGGACCTGCAAATGCGAATGGTGTTGCTTCTTTGTGGCATAGTAATGTCTTTCCTGTTTTTTCTTCAAACACTTTTTCTGCAGCATTCATTGTAGTTTGACAAGAATGTACTTTACCATACCTGTGTGTATACTCTTCAAGTAATCCAAAACCGTGTTGAATTAACCAAGCGGTATTGGCAATACTTTCTGCTGCCCAGATCGTGCAAGGATGTCCTCTAAACGCACCCTTCTCTGTGTTGTATGGTGTTCCATCTTTCTTAGGTAATAAATCATTACCCCAATTGAAATACCACTTTGAATAGACAACTGCCAACATCTGGCAAGTCTCTAATGGCATCTTGACAATGTGTTTGTCAGGCAATACTTGTGCCGACTCTACAGGGTCAGGACTTGTCACAAAGATATTCATAATGTAGTTTATTCTTCTACATTA